TTCACAGCCTTCGTAGTCTTCATTTAGATTTGCTACAATAGATACTATCGGCACCCCTTTCATTTGACCATCAAATATACTATGGATATGATCATAATGTTCTCTCATCATAGTGCCTACTTCATATTTATTAAATCGTATAGGACTAAATTTTGTAAGCCATGGTGCATTAGTTTTTTCTCCTGGTGTGCTATGTTTTATTTGATAATTTTCTAATGCTTTTACAAGATAAGGTGTTATTTTATTTTGTTGTTCTTTAGTACAAGGCATAACATCTAATTCTTTTGTAGGTTCAGAACTAGAAGTTCCTGAAGCATAGTTATTCCAAGTATGTTTTTGCCATTCTTTTTTATTACATTCATCTATTAACGCTTCACACACCTCTGCAGGTATATGATTTTTTACATATATGTAGTCTTTAATTGTGCTCATTTATTATTTTCCTTATATCTAAATGTGTTAAACTATCTTTACTACCTAATGTATCAATACTAAATGTATTAAAAGACATACTAATTCTAGGTTCGTCACCTTGATTAGTAGGTACACTGTGTTTTAAATTAGATGGAAACAATATAAGTTCTCCGTCTGTACAAGGTAATAAAAATGTTTCTGAGTTTAAATTATTATATTTTTTAGGATCAAGTTTTATTCCATGTTGTATTGATTTAGAAAAAGATATGGGTGGTAGTTTAGAATCTTGTCTAAAATAAAATACACCACTTATAATACTATTAGGGTGTACATGTTCGTGATGTTTAGATCCTTTTGGATTTTTATTTAACCAACACTGTGTAACAACTAACCTTTGATCTGATTGAAATACATTTTTAGTAAATTTATTTAATGCCTCATAAATAAAATTTTTTATATTTTTAAATTGTTCGTGATCTAATAAATAAGTATCTTTAGATTTAAAATTTTCATTAGAGTTTTGTTTAATCCAATCTAATGTATTAATATGTTTTAGTTCATCAACTAAAGAACCTTCATACTTTGTAATTAATAAAGGTGTAGGAAATATCTGTAATAATTCGTCTTTCATATATAGGATATTACACTATTTTATTATGCTTGTAAACCTCCATGCGAGTCTGAAACTCCTGCTGGTCTTTTCTTAGCAGCAGTTAAGTCTCCGTGATCGGCTGCATTACCTGTTGTAGCAATTGTAATAAAATCAATTACATCACTATTTCCTGGAGCGTAACCTCCCCCAAATATACCTTTTACAGAATTTGAAGCAGCCATTCCATAATCTCTAGCAGCAGTTAGGTCACCAAAGTCTTGTGAGTTACCTGTTGAAGCAATAGTTATATATTCTATAATGTTTACAAGATCACCTTCCTCTCCACCACCAAAAACACCTCTTGTAGAAGAAGAAACATTACCACCCATAATATTTTCTCTAGCAGCGGTCAAGTCACCAAAATCGGTTACATCACCTGTTGAAGCAATAGTCACATATTCTATTACATTAACTTTAGCAGATCCATTGTTTCCACCAGCTATTACTCCTCTTGTAGAATTAGATACTGCTTTTGCGAAATATTTTGCAACTGACAAATCTCCAAAATCTGTTGAATTACCAGCGGTAGCAATAGTATTATAATCTATAATGTCTGTTGCAGGATCACCACCTTGAAATAAACCTCTAGTTGCACTAGAAATTGCTCCACCAACGTGATTAGAAGATCTTGTTAAATTTCCAAAATCAGCAGCATTTCCTTGTGAAATTAATTCAACAGACATAATTGTATTAGATGCGGTTGGTTGTTGACCTCCAGCGTATAAGCCTCTTGTTAAAGAACTGTTTGATCCACCACTTGCAGTTCCTAAAAGTAAATCACCAAAATCACTAGCATTACCTTTAGTTGGAATATGAATTAAATCTATTGCATTTAATAGTGTAGGTGTACCACCACCAAAACTTAATGCTCTCCCCGATCCAGGCATATAGGTTACCGATGGGCGTTGAAAATTATTATTACCAGAAAAATCTATACCATCATGAGATGTAGTTGCTCCTTTAGCATTATATTTATTATCAACATTTAAGTCTCCAAAATCTGTCATATTTCCTAACGTAATCATATTAAATCTTGTAACATTATTAACTATTCCAGGATAGTGAACACCCCCTAACATAAAAGCCATTGTGCCTTGACAGGCACTTGCAGCTTGTCTTTGACCACCAGTATTAAATAATTCTCCAAACTCTGTTGCATTACCAGTTGAAGCTATAGTAAATACATCTGTTGCACCCACGTTTTTACTACCAGCCTGGTGACCTCCTATAAAAAATCCTCTTCCAAGAGAATCATTTGCTGCACCCATGTAAGCTGCAGTTCCAGATAAATCTCCAAAGTCAGCTGCATTACCAGTTGAAGCTATAGTTACATAATCTATAACATTTAAAAAAGCAGGTGATGGTGAGCTTCCATCTGTACCACCAGCAAACACTCCTCTAGTAGGACTTGAAATTCCAACAGGTGCATTTCTTGAAACAGTTAAATTACCAAAATCAACAGAGTTACCAGTTGAAGCAATATTACCAAAATCAATTACATTAATAGCAGGATTACCACCAAAACATAAATACGTAATTTCATTACTAGTAGCTCCTCCATAACCTCTTGCAACTGTTAAATCACCATGATCACTACACTTACCGCCTGATGCTACAAGCACACTATCTATATCTGTTACATTACCACCAGTTTCACCTCCATAAAATAAAGCTCTTGATCTATTTGATGCACTTAAACCACCATATAAATCACGACCTCCTAATAAATCTCCAAAATCAACTGATGTTCCTGATGATGACATAAGCATTACTGAACCACTTGTTCCATAACTTCCAGGATCTACTGCACCACCCATTTCAATAGCTCTGTCAGATCGAACTTCGTTAGCTCTTGTTTTATCATATCGTTCTTTAATATTCCAAACAGCCATTATCCTTGTAAACCTCCATGTGAGTCTGATGTTGTTCCGTGTGAGTGACCTGCATTACTTAAATCTCCAAAATCAGCTGAGTTACCTGTAGAAGCAATAGTTATATATTGTATTACGTTAGTAGATGATGGATTTAAGTCCCCTGCAAAAATTCCTCTTGTATTATTTGAAGTTCCAGTAGCATATGCTGTTGTATCTAGTAAATCTCCAAAGTCTGTAGCATTTTCCAGTTGATGCAATAGTTACATATTGCATTACATTAACTGCACTTGGAGTATAACCACCACCAAATACTTGCCTAACCGAACTAGAACATCCAGCTGTGTATCCAGTTGCTGCTAATAAATCTCCAAAATCAGTTGCATCACCAGTCGAGGCAACTGTTATATAATCTATAACATTTGAATATCCAGCTGGATTAGAAACACCGCTTCCAAACACTCCTCTTGTTGATGATCCACCAGGTGCAACAAACCATCTTTGAACTGTTAAGTCACCAAAGTCTGCAGCATCACCAGCAGAAGCTATAGTTATATAATCTATAGTATCATACTCATCATAATTTGGAGCACTTCCTGCTTGACCACCAGCAAAAACACCTCTTGTAGTAGAACTATGTGATCCAATCCTTTGTCTACCTACTGTTAAATCTCCAAAGTCAGCACCATTACCTAATGATTGAAATTCAAGAGAACTCATGTTAACTGCTNTATNAGTATTTNCTCCCCATACTCCTCTTGTGCCATTAGAACATGCACCCGTTCCATAATGTTGTACTGGTAAGTCTCCAAAATCTATAGCATTACCAAGTGTTGGAATATGAATCATATCTACTTGTTGACCAGGACTATATTCTCCACCACCTATAAATCCTCTTCCTGCCCCAGATACATGCGATGGTTTTGTTCCTTGATACCCGTCATTTAAACCACCATGTGCGTTTGATCCTCCTGAAGGACCCGCAACACTATTATTTATATCTCCAAAATCTACAGCTGTTCCACCATTTGCAAATATTGCAAAATCAATAGTGTTAACTTTACTTCCAGTATTTCCACCTGCTGTTAAACTTCTTACAGAATTAGAAGCATTACATGTATACCCTCTACCTTGTGATAAATCTCCAAAATCTATAGCATTACCTTGACTAGTCATTTCTACTTTTTGAATATAATTAATATAACCACTTCCATCATAACCTCCCGACACAAATCCTCTTGTAGATGATGAATTATTTCCACCTGTTGTCCCAACTGCATATGCTAAATCTCCAAAGTCAACAGCATTACCTGTTGTCATAATTTGAACAGAGTCCATTGTATTTACATAAGAACCTGTTGAACCTCCACAACGAATAGCTCTTGTTGGACTTACAACACTCTGAGGTTCTTGAACACTTTGTGTAAGATTTCCAAAGTCTGTTGTGTTACCTACCGATGCCATAGTGACATACTCAATAATATTAACTACTGAAGGCGTTGCACCTCCCATTCTAAGTCCTCTAATAGAGTTACTAGCTCCAGTCACAAAGTTTGTATTAGCACTTATGTCACCAAAATCAGCAGCATTACCTTGAGTCATTATGGTTACATAATCCATAACATTTGTTATACTTGGAGTCCCTCCTGCTAAATGTATGTGTCTTGTATGTGAAGAAATTGCTGATTGGTGTTTTCTTGTTCCAGTCATATCTCCAAAATCTGATGCATTACCTGCTGATGCTAAAGTTACAAAATCTATTACGTTTATAGCTGAACCTGTATCACCCCCAGAAAAAATTCCACGAGAACTATGATTACGCCAATAGCCACCCATAACAGCGTCATTGACTTGTTTTAAAGTCCATACGCCCGAACAGTCATCAAGTTGCGGGTAGTTCGCCATTTAAATTCCTAGTCTATTTTTTTAGTCCAAACATAATTAGCTGCATTAGTTTGATTAAAATCTTGTTGTCCACCTTCTCCATCAGGTTCTTTCCAATCAGATGTGTAAGTATCTAAATAAGATTTTATTGCTGCTGCATTTGCTAATACACCTAAACCTTCTTCATCTGATCCATCAACAGTTGCACCAATCATGTCCCAATCTTGAGGAGATGAACCACCATTTGCTTTTGGATAGTATCCACCATCAGCTATGAAAGTTGGAATAGTTCCACTAGAAGTTAAGTTATATTTAATTATTTTATTTGCCATTTGTTGTATCCTTATTATCTATTAGTTTAGTATTAAGCGACTCTTCATCGTACAGCTTAAATCCTCTACGTTCTGCAAACTTATTTGCATCACTAGAAAACTTAGCCGCGCACGCTTCTAACCATTGCATGGTCATTTCATGTGTAGGCGCTTTGCCTTCATCCATCATCTTATTTTCCATTTTAAGATACGCATAAATTTCAGCTTGTGCCTGTGCACTGTTTATACCCATATCGAAGAGATAAATCAAGTTCCCTTCATCAATAACTCCACCCCTAGCTCTTGCTGCATTTAGGGCTTGTTTCATACAAGTCATAACATGATAGTTAGCTTCTTCCTTTTCATACTCTTCTTCAGTAATGTCTTCTTTACCTAGTTTTTTAAGAATACTTTTATATTGATTAGTAAAAAAATTCATTTTTCTTATGGCACCTGATATAGAGTTTTGAATATTATTCATATTAACCTGTATTTCTAAAATCTCTGTTTCAAGTAATTCTTTTTCAAACTCAGTCATATCTAAATCTGTTTTAAGTTTATGTTCTTTTTCTCTAAGCTCTATGTCTTTTTTTCTCATCTTAAGATGAGCTTCTTCTAAAGCCATTCTAGTTTTATCTATTTCAGCTAATGTATGTTTGACTGATCTTATAGGTGTGATCGCTGTAACATCTAACATAACACCCATAAACTGTGAGTGTGATTTATAGAAGTTTGAGCTAGATTGTTTTATCGCTGGCAAAGTAGTATGGATATTATCCAACATTGCTTTGTATTCTTTTTTAACTAGTGGTGAATTTGATATTTCTTTTATTATTAGATCTTTATTTGACATTTATATTTCCTCCCAGAAATTGCATTGTTTATATTTATCAATGATACTTTTTGGTATAATACTATATGCATTATACTTTTCTTTATAGTTACTTATAGCACCAGTTGTTAGTCTATGCAACCCTTTGCCGACTATGGTATCATCGTAACCCATGTCGTTTATTTTAAATTGACTTATATTATTAAAGTCATGTTTAAATTTTGGTATACCTAAAAAATTATAAACACCGTTTATGGTGTTTTCTGTATCTTTTACAAGATCATTAAATTTTATTATATGATATATTTCTTTAGGGTGATGGTCTAATAAATGTTTTATACCTATTAATTCTTTTACAATCTGACTATCTTTATTCATTAACATTTCACATTTTTCTTCTACAGTTTTAGCTGCATATTGATTAACAAAAGATGTCGGCTCTCTATTAGACCAATCAATAAATGATCCTAATACTTCTATTATATCTCTAACAAGAACTATAATTTTTATATTAGATTTTGTTTCTTTTAAAAATTTTAAATTTATTGGGTATCCCCAAGGTGCTCTGTCTATT